CCTGTCCTAGCTTCCAACCAGTCGTCTAAGTGAGAGAGACTATCTTTGATGGCCGCCTTGTTGCGATTCCAGGCAGAAGCTAACTTACCTGAGAGCGCACCAACAACCGCCGAGATCGCTAATGAAGTCAACCATACCTTAATCATATCCATCCTCCTACCAACAGAATAATGTTGCGGTGCCTACCCCGTTAGCCAAGGGGCACAGATGAAGCACAGGCTTGTATCCCTGCTTCGTGTTAGTCCAATACATTGTGCCTTCGGACTTGATCTTGGTTCCGATGTAGAGTGTGCCGGTAGCTAGGTTGTCAGGTTCGTTAGCGATAACGTCAGCACCGAATACATTCACGCCATAGCCATTACAGATTGAGGGGAAGTATTGCCCTACGTCTGTGATAGTGTCTGCTGGAAGAGAGATGGTGGGGGTAGCGATCTTCCGATACCCTACGTTCGTGTCTTCAGCGTGGGTCGGTGTAATAAGTAAAGCCATTAAAGCGATCACGCACAATAGTTTTTTCATTTGATGATTCCCCCTATCAATATAATACCACATTTATTTCTTGCCTCGTCCCGTCTTAATCCAATGTGCTAGCATCAAGAGTCGTTCTTCCTTCGACTGCCCAGTTTTGAAGATAGAGTATTCTTCTGCTCTCATCGTCTGCCCTCTGATTGTGTTCTTATACCTAGTCTTTATCATAGACCAATTCCTAGCTATAGCCATAGCCTCGCCTTCCGTTAAATCTTTCCCGTCTAGGAACATATCTATAACGCCCTGCGGCGCTTTCATTCCCTTGCTAAGACCGACCTTAGCTTCCATTCTGTCGTAAGCCTTTTTCTGCCTAGAGTCTGCCACGATTCTTCTGTTGATTTCGTCTAGCCCTGTGCTAGTAATCTTAACGAACCTACTCAATATCGACTGAACAACAGGGATGGGCAGGCCAAGGATCTTGGCTAACTCAGATTTGACCCTGCCCTCGTCGTTGTGCTGGAATTTATAGATTATTGAACCACCTAAGTCGTTCCATGCTTCCTTCATCATATCCCTAGCTAGAAATTTTCCTCCTGCTGCGTAGGCTTGCGGCGAGTATTTGCTAGTTCCCCTGAATGGATCATACGGGTTTCTGCCTGAAAGCAACGCCAACCCGTCCCACATCAGCCCTGCTGCTGGGTTTAACCCAGGCGCTTGTCCTGCCGTCATATCGGCTATCTTCAGTCCTGCGTCGGTTGCCTTGTAGGTAGGATCGGTAGCAGCAATGAATATCGTAGAGAGTGTAGCTCCCATAAATTGCTGTGTGCAATCTTGAGGTAGACGCAAGATAACAGCCTCGCCCGAAGGCGTTGTGCCAAGCGGAACAATCACATAGTTCAGCAGATTATACAACCCGATCTTCCTGTAGAACTCATACCAAGAAGTGTCGAACACTCCTAGCCATGAGTCATCATCATCGCCAGCGAACAAGGTAAGCCCCGACGCCGCACCGATCATAGCCATGCGAGAAGCAGCATACCAAGCCATTCTTTTGGCGGCGACATGAGGGTCCGTATAGGCTATCTGTAAATCTGTCTTCCACCCTTGAACGAATGGATTCATAAACAGAACTATATTGTTAATTACGGAATGTGCCCTCCCCTTAGTTAAGAAGTCGGGAGATCCTGCTAGTTTAGATACATACCAACTCTTAACACTATCCGACATGTTGGGCTGGGTTTCGCTTAGATACTTATAGGAGGCATACTTGTTCACCTTCTCTGCCGTTTCGCCTATTCTTCCAAGTAGACCAACGCCCCGTTTCCAGCCATGAGCCGCCCAATCTTTCTGGCTAGCAGCCCATTCCCAAATGCCAGTCAATTCTGTCGTGGTTTTTTTGTAGAGCGCGGCATCTTTCTGAAACCTCTGTTGAAAAACAGACATTTGATCTGCTTCTATGTCCATCCCAGAATGTGATCCTGGCGGCCCCCACAAGCCCTTCTTAACCATCTCTGTAACTTGCGCCTCCGAATGACCAGAAACAGCCCGCCACGTTGGCGCTATAGCCTGTAGAAAGTATTTTGGGTATTTAATTATAGGCATCCATCCCGGCATGTTTATCACAGCCCGCTGATAATCCCGAGCAATGTTGAACAGCCAGAAGCCGGGGTTATATTGGACAAACACTCCGCGAGAGTAATTAGCAGCAGCACTAAGAACCTTGCCGGGATATGTGTTGTTGACCTGCTGCGTCCATTGGTATGAAACTGAGTCCTGAATCAAGCCTTCTACAATGTCGGCTCTGACTTCAAACTTGCGAGTCTTGCCACCCTGCTCTTTGTATCCAATGATGCGCGTCTTGCTGCCAGGGACATCTTTCGCCAGAGCAGAAGCCGGTCTGATGAGGTCTGGGTTTCTTTCCGTAAGGACTTCTGCCGCAGCCTTCATAGCTTCATTCCGATTGATGAGCTTAATGTAGTATAGATCCTTGGTTAGCGTAGCACCTGCGGGGTCTAAGATATCTTGAACGGTTCCTAGTTGAGCGTAAAGGCCAGAAGACCCTGCGCCTGAACCGCCACCGCTTGTGGCTTTGTTCCCGAAGTAGGCAGCGACAGAGAAATAAGAGTAAGTGTCGTTCTTCTTCATCTTGTTTAACAGCGCGGGAGGAAGCATTCCAGCCTTTTCAAACTTGCTGACAATCAGAGCTTGGCGAATGTCATTCCAACTCTTCTGAGCGTCTTCCATGGCTTTATATTTGGCGGGATTATCTATCTGCATTCTCTCAAGATCGGCGTGGACTTGAGCGTGGTCTAACCCCTGCGGGTTATGCAGTTCCCAAGTCTTAGTGACGACGGCATCTTTCGATTGAAGCTCCCACGTCGCCTGCACAGCAGCATTCAACTCTGCCTGATTCATCCCAGGGTTATCTTCCTTGATGCTGATTCTAAGCCCAGCCTTGACCTCTGTCTTAATCATTGTCATGTGCCCCGTGGTGCGAGTGCGACTGTCTCTGACTCGAACATAGGCAAGGAACCTCGCCCACTCTTCTTGCGTGACTTTCGCACGTTTCAAGTGAACGTCTACTTTCTCGAAGTATTGATCGGCGTAAAGATTGCCTTCTGCCAAGGAATACATGAACAGTCTGATCTTATCGTTGACTCTGAGAAACTTCTCGTCTTGCCTGAAGTCCTTAATGTCTACGTTGCGAACGGCCTGCATTAGCGTGAAATTCTGATCGTTTCCCATCAGGTTCGTAAGTTCCCATGCCCCGATAGCCTTGGCGTTCTCTAGCGCAGTTAATGATTTGAAGTCTTGCGCTCTGGCGAACATGTCATTGACAGCTTTGTTACGCCCTTCATAGGTCTTGGTGTTCTCTATGATAGCGTCGAAATCTTCAAATAGCTTCCTAGCAAAACCGTCGTTCTCGCCCAGCCAGTCTTGAAGATCCTTGTAAAATAGCGGGGCATCTCGTTCTAGGTCTATGTTGGCTGGCTTGTTGACGAAGACGCCGAAAGCATCTGCTACCAACTCTGCTGTCTGGCCGTTCACCTTGGGATTGTAGAATGGGCGGTATTTCTGAGATAGCCTGATAAGTTCCTTCCGCTTGTTCCCATCAAGACTGACAATGAGTTTGCCGGTCGTCTTGTCTATGTATCCGAACTTAGACTTGAAAGAATTATGGAATGACTTCAGTTTTTTAATAGACTCTACCATTCCCGTATCGGCGTTTTTTAGCACCTTGTTCATGTCTATTAGGTCTAATATGTGGCTCAACTCATGGGCGTCTACGAATGCGGCGAGGGCAGGGTTATCAGCGATAGACCATTTGCGAGATACCTTCGCTAGATAGAAAATGTCTCGGTTTTCAATGGTGCCATCGGGCATCTGCACAGGGACTCCCTCTCTTGGCCTGAACGACATACATCCCATAATCCCTGCATCCTTGCCGATTGTCTCGTCTGTTACACCGGGAAGTGCATCGCCGAAGATAGCTCGTAGTTTGTGCATCCAGCTAACAGTAGCCATTCTGGGGGTAGAGCTAGAATCTCGCTTCTCTGCCCACGCTTCGTTTGCAGGCAGAATGTCTATCATGTCCAGACCCCTGACCATCTTAGCCTCTTCTGTGCCCTCGAAGTCTACCAACTTGGCGTCTAGTGTTCCGTCTTTGTTCCAGTTCTCAATAGTAACATCTACGGGGGTATCTCCTATATCGGGGCCAAAGACCTTTGAGAGCTTGCCTCCAAAGATAGACACTCTTGTCCCTATTGGGTTGATAGCCTTGAACTTGGCTTTCGCCTCTGCCATAGCAGCAGTAGCAAGCGCATCTGGGATAGGCTTCGCATCGTTCATGTGCTGAATAACCTGACGCTCAACATTCGTAGCATCGTCTTGAGGAACAATGCCGCCATCTTCAGCAGTTTCCAAGTTCAACCCGTCTAGCGCAGACGCTTCAGGGTTGCCGTCATTGGCTAGGACATTCATGTTTATCTTAGCGGTATACGCCTTCTCAGCTTCAGAGAAAGACTCGTTGAAGGAAGTCATGGCCCCGCTGATGTTCTCGTCGGAAGAGGTGTCAACTGAGTTGAGATGTTCTCTCATAGCCATCTTTTTTTCTTTGCTCATGTCCTTCGGAATCACGACCTCTGTCCCGTCATCTAACTGTAAGACTTGGCCGCCATTAGCGTGGAGCGCCATTGTCTGTGCGCCTGCGAAGAATGGCCCTGTGACCGCACCCATCCCTGCTTCGTATAGTGCTTGTCCGAACGCATCTTTCAGCGTCATACCTTCGGGGATTAGATTCTTCTCGTCCATTTTGAAGAAGGCGTCAGCAACCTTGTCTGCCACTAAACCAAAACTAGCGGCGGTGAACTCCTCTGCACCTTCTACTACGAATTGCCTAACGAAGGCGTTCTTGAGGAGTTTAGCTAGGCTGCTTCTTCCTCCTGCCAATACTTGAGCAGCAGAAAATTTCTCTGTAACATATTCGATGGTTCCCGCCACGGTGGAAAATCCCGCAGAGGTGAGGGGATCATATCCAGCCGCTCTAAGTTGGGGGTATTTGGACAAGCCAGCCGTCATAGCCCCCCATCCTCCTGCAAAGGCAGGGTTTCCTGTAGCGATGGTAGCTGCCATGCCAGGAGAGTTTTGGACAAGAGAGGCACCTGCTTGAAGGAAGAATTTCCCAACTTCATTATCTACAGAAGCAACGGCTTCCTGAACGTCTTGTGCACCGATCTGAGCTAATTCCTTAGCCATCATTACGCCTTCCTCTGAGCCTAATATGTCAGAGGCTAGATATAGACCACCCGCTACGGTTCCCGTCCATCCCCCCGTAGAGGCTTGGCCCAGAGCCTCCAACCCACCCATCCCTTCTTCGACTTGAGGGGGAGAAATAGTGGTTGCGGGAGCCGCTGGTTCAAGATCCCAAGCCACTTCAATCTCTGCCCGTTCAGAATCCTGTAGCTCAAGATACATAGGACTTTCTCTAACGTAGTCTTGGAAGAATTTAGGGTCAGCAGCAACAGCCTCGTCAATTTCTTCTCGTTCGGAGTCGTTGAGAATTGAATAGGTAGGGTCTAACTCAAAGAAATCTCTGGGTGTGAGAGACATAATTACCTCGGAACCTTCGCCCAGCCAGGAAGGGGAATTTGCCATTCTTCCCACTGGTTAGTCATGCCTTTGCGGGTGGAAGTCTTCTTGAATCGCTCTGCGATAGCAGAGACTAATTCCCAGAACTCTCTTGTATCAGGCTTAATACCGCCATGCTTTTTAACTGCATACTCTGCACTCTTTAATGCCTGTTCTAATAGAGTTCCAGCCGTAGCAACAGCAGTTTTTCTAGCCCTGTCTGCGTCTAGCGGTAGTTGTGTCCAGCGAGGAAGATCGCTCTGCCCAAATTCCTGTAGCCCTTCAGCTACGCCTTTTCGGGTAGATGTGCTTTCCAGATATTGTATAGCGCTTTCTAGCAACTTAGTCCCTGCGCCTCTCGCTATCGGAAGTTCTAGTTCTCCCTCTGCCCTTTTCCACTTAGTTGTTGGCTCAGGGCTATGGTCAGCCATCGCGTCCCAGGCGTTCTCTAACACCTTGGTTCCTGCACCTCTCGCTATCGGAAGTTCTAGTTCTCCCTCTGCCCTTTTCCACTTAGAGGACACGCCTGCGGCTCTCTTGTTTCTAGCTTCTAATTCTTCCTGCGCTATTTTTTCGTCGAAGGACTGATTAGAATTTCTTTCTATGGCAGCGCCTACTCCTTCGCGGAATCTCCCCTTATCTTCCTGCGTCCTGCCTTTCCCCAGATATTTTCTACCGGGATCGAAGACCTCAATCCCCTGCTTTACCAGACTAGGCTCTTTATCCTCTCTGGCCTGCTCCGCTCTGGCCTTCCTTGCCCTCTCTAGCGCCGAGCTACCTGCGTTTATACTTGACATGAGGTAGCGGTGGTATCCGCCGACGTTATACTTTACAGCATCAGCCTCCATCGACTTCAGCAATTCAGCGCGGTCGAGTTCTAATCCTGCCACAACTGTTCTGATATTTTTGGCATACGCTTTCGGATCTGCGGAAGCATCCCCGCCAACCGAGGCGGCTATAGCCATCCATCGAGGATCGTTCATTATCGCGCCCTTGGCCGCAGGTGTGCTTTGTGCATCCAGCTTAGCCAATAAAGAATTTGCGTCCCTAATTCTCTTTGTGATCTTTTCAGCGGAGGCTGCGCCCTTGTCAAGACCCATTGCTATCCTTTTCTGCAATGCGGTATCAGAAGCACCAGCAGCCTTTGCCCTAGAGACAGATAGCATGCTGTTGCGGTATGTCGCGGTTGCCTTGGTCATTACGTCAAACTGTCTCTTCTTTTCTTTCTCACTAGCGACCGCTCTAGTCTCTGACATTGTAGCTTTGCCGGTCATTTCTTGGCTTACGAGCTTCCCGTCAACATATATCTCGTTCACTCGCTCACCGCCGAGTTGAGAAACCTTGTATGTTGTGTGTTGTGCCTCTAGCTTCTCTGCTGTCATGTTCGCGTTCGGGTTATACATGTTGTAAACCTTTGCCGCGCTTTCGTAGTCTCTTGCGTCAGCGAACTCTTTAATCATACCTTTTAACTGAGGTTCGTATTCTTTTCGGTATTGCTGATACATCCCGTTCTGCGTGAGGTATTTGCCGACTTCAACAACCTTGTCGGCTCTACCCATGTCGGGGTTAGCCATCATAAACTTCCCTATCTCGTCATCTACAGCCTTACGCTTCTGCTTGTCTGCTATCTGCTGATAGCCCTGCTGGATCTGAACATTTCTGAATTGGTTCTCTTTCCGCTGCTGGCCCATCTGCTGGAACTGTTGGCTTGCTGCTAAGAGATCCTTCGTAGGGTCTTTCGGAGCAGCGAACTGAGGGGTTGGATATCTTAATGGTTGATATGTTGGAAATGGCATAGTTATTCTCCCTTACCGTGAAAAGTAGTTCGTGAAGCAAGAGGGGATATATCCTGACAATCCGCTGCCCCAATCACTGTAGCTACCACCACCACCACCACCACCCATTGCTGGAACCGCCGCTGCTGTAGGCATCCCGCCGCCACCACCACCGAAGGCTCCCATGCCATACAAGCTCATGCCTGTATTGATCAACTGAGACATTGGGCTTGGAATCTGAGCCATAGCGTTAGCCCCTGCCGACTGAATCCCGCCCATCTGAAGCATTCCTTGAGCCTGACCGGAACCTATGTTGCTGTAGCCCTGAGAGAGAGCCGAGCCTAAGTCTTGGTATAGCCCTGCTCTAGCCTGTGCGCCTTGGCCGAGAGTGTTGCCGAGGTTCTGCCCGAACTGACCGGCTTGCTGTGCGCCTGTCTGATAGCCTGTCGGAAGATTCGTAGGAACGCCCATTCCCATTGCTGCCATGCTCTGCAAGTCTCTGACCTGACGCTCTCTTTCTTCTGCGCCAAGCTGAGTAGCACCTTGCTGAAGAACTGCTGCGGCGGGTGCGCCACCACCTATCCCTCTTGCGGCCAATGCTCTGTTGGTGTTCCCTGTCATCTGTTCCATCTGCCACTTGTAGAGAGGCGAGGCTTCCATAGACCAGCCAGGATCGTATTGCTCAAGCTCATAAGAGGAAGGATCTGAAGCCTGAACACTTGCGTTCTGAGCTACATTAGCATCCTGAACGACCTCTGCATCCTGAACGACCTGCGTGTTGTCGCCGAAGATGTTGTCGAACTCTTCCATAAAGTCTTCGCGGGACATGCTAGATGAGCTAGTGGTTCCTGGAGAAGCCGGGGTTCTGCCTCCTTGCATCCTAGACTGAAAATCTGCAATTGATTCGCCAGGACGTGGTAGGCCGGGTCGATCCTTCATCTGGTTCAGCCCCATCCCTCCGTAGTCACCTACGCCTGGGTAGTTCTGCTGTGCGAAGTTGGTTCCGTTACTCGTCTGAGTAGTTCCAAAGCCTGGTTGCGTAGCACCGCCGCCCTGAGCATTCATCAAGTCATAAAGCTGACCCGCTTGCTCTGGGGAGAAGCCCTGCTGCTGTTGAGGTTGTTGCATCCCCGGCATCCCTTGAACACGTTGTAAAGCCTGTTCATAGCCACCCATGAGATCAACATTAGGGGGAAGAGTTGTATCTACAGACTGAGGAACCCTATACGAAGGCATCCCTAGAGCTTGCTGTAATTGAGGCAACGCTTGCATAGCAGACATTCCTGCCGCCTGTCGTGGCATCATCCAAGACATTTGCTGCCCTGCACCCTGCCGAGCTAAGTCGTAGCCTGTTTGTGATCCTGAAAGTAATGCCGCGAGAGACTGCTGATTGCCTTGACGAGCTTCGTTCAACGCCTTGTCGAACTGTTCTTGATAGGCTTTCATAGCCTTCTCTTGCATCTCTTTTTGGACTTGCATAGATTGGCCTGTCATAGCCATCTGTTGATTCATGCCTTCCTGAATCTGACCTCTGCCGCCATCACCAAAGATTGGTTCTAGTATTCCGCCGCCACCACCCATAACTACACCTCCTTGGCGTATAATCGTTCTTCGGGAAGGAAGCCCTTGCGTTTCAAGACTCGTTCCCATCTATCGAAATTGCTAGGCGGGGAGAGGTGAAGAACCACCTTCGCTACCCTGCGTTCCTTGCACCACTCTTCAAAGTCATTAACCACATCTAATATGTGCCCCTTGCTCTCATCGTCTGCCCACATCCCTAGCATGGCCCCTATCCGATTCGCCGTGAACATCTCAGTTGATATCTGCCCCAGGAAGTATCCATGCGCTGTAGATTCTTCTACTAAGAACCTCAAGAACATGCCGGGGTGGTTGTGAGCTTTCCAGAACATATTCTCAGTATAGCATGGGTCTACCGGGAGAGGGTTAGGGTAGTCCTGAGATAGAGTAATGATCTGCTTATGCAGCAGCATTAAGTCTGAACTCGTCGGCTTCACCCATTTCTTACTCATTCAAATATAATGGTGGCACTTGCCGTGTCACCTGCATCGACATAGAACCGCAACCCCTCGCTGAACGGCATGTCATGAAAGTCTAACGCCACCGGCTGATCGAATATCTTGCCCGTAGTTGTCTTCCATAAAACCGGGGTCGTAGTTGTTAGACTGTCCGTCAGATAGATTACCGCTCCGCTTGTAGCGTTGTTCAGAATAACACCCCTGACAACACCTGCCCCTATCTTGATCTGCACACCAGCAGGCAGAGTAGCGTCAGCATGGTAGTAACTAGACGGGTTGGTAATCAATTCGCCCTGACGAGCTATATACAGCCCGGTAGTTGTGAACACAACCACTGACCCGACGCCAGTATTCACATTTTCTACTCTTACGGGCAAAGTAGGTGTGGCTGATAGTCCAATAGTCTTGCCGATCTTATGCAGCAGTTGTCCATCTATATACCAGAATGCTCCAAGTGGGGACCATTCTATCGTTAGCTTGTAGTATGTATTATCTGCTGGCACCCAATCTGATCCTAGATTCCCGTTGAAGGCAGTTACCAGGGTGTCGGAACTTCCTATTCTGGTTCCAATGCTGAATACGTCTGCTGCCTTTTGGAAGAAATATCCATCAGTAGCGGTGTAAGCTCCTGCTCTCCTGACGTTGTTGGCTGTCCCCGCCGTCACCCAATTAAAACCTCCCGACATGAGTAGAGCCGAACCTGCCACGAATCTAGCTTTCCTGACGCTAGTCAATGACGAAGTGCTATTCGCCACTATTGACGTTGTTAGTGTCATAAGCCCATTGCTCTGAGCCGTTGTTGCGTCTGTAGCGACTGCCGTCCAAAAAGCGGTATCAATTGTAGGCCCAATGAACGTGGTTCCTACCAGCCTCGGGACAATGCTTGTATTGATTTCGTTAGTAGGATTCACCCAACAGTGGCGATCTATGTTCTCGTCTCCACGAAGGCTTGCAACAACCTGAAGATTTCCTTTAGTGCTTAACTCCACAGGAAGGGTGGAAATGACAGGAGTCATGCCCGTTGCTACTTCGATACTGCCCGTAGTATCGGTAGTGTCTATGTTTGTCACCCGTAGTCTGTAATACGGAGCAACAGACGCAAAGGTTCTGGCACAAGTATTGTCGGCATAGCAAGTGAACGAACTGGTGAATGTCTTGTCTGAATCAGTGAATGAGCTGTCTGTGCTTTGGTCAATATACACTGTCAGGTTCTTATCTGCGCTGGCAAACACCTGAATGCCGTTGATCCCGAATGTCTCGTCAGCAGTTCCAGTATATGTGGCACCAGCGGCAAGGTTTGTATCCGTGTAGTTGTTGGCTGAGGTTATGATCTCCTGAATTACCGCTGTGCCTAAATGATAATCTCCGTCTGCGTCAGCCGAGGAATGAATCAAATTGCCAGAGCCGTCCTTGAGAGTTACACCATTAGTGGTTCCAAGAGTAGTCTGGTCTATGCCGACCTTGCCTATAATAGCGTTTCCAGCAGCCAGAACAATTCCGGTCAGTAACGCCTTGAGTCGGTCGAGAACAGTATAAGAAGTAGGAGTGATTTGAACCTCACCTACTTGCGCTGACGTTGCTAGGGCAGACGTGTTCAAGTTTGTCCCGGCGTTTGCTGTAACCCCTCCTATACTATTGGTCCCGGTAGGTAAGGCAGCGTTGACTTGAACCCCATTTGAGGTTCCTGGTGTCGTTTGATCTATGCTTACTTTTGAAAAATAGCTCATGAGATTCTCCAGTTAGTGCCGTCTGAATATACTAGCATTGCAGACTGCGAAGGCACACTCTGGCTAGTTTCTCCTTCTATGGTTTCTGTCCCGGCTGGATTAACTACCACCACATCCGAAGCGTTGGAATTATCTATAACGTAGTCCAACCCAGCAATGTCTACAGCGGTGGGCAATGTAATTATACAAGAAGCTATGGCTTTAACAATTCTATCATTTGAGGTAAGTGTGTAATCTGCATTTGTAATATAAACAGCAGATCGTCGAGCAATACCAATGTCATCACCTAAGTCGCTTAATACTGCACCAACTTTGTTGATAGCGTCCCAATCTAATAGCCCGTTCTGCTCCAATCTCCTGTAGACCTCGTAGAGCCACCGATAGAGGTTCATGGTGTATTGCTCTGATGACTCTCCGCGAGGCGGCTGTGGCGGCTGTATGGTGGTTGTAATAGTCACGATAGCATTGGCTCCACATCTTCTTCAATGGCTTGCACGACCAGATCAACAGGAGAGGCAAACACAAATTCCCATTGCCTAGCTCGATACATGCCAAGGTTCCGTAAATCGTAAACAAAGTCAGTTTCGCCTGTTGTTCCAAGCTCTATGTTCTCAAACGGAACCCAGTTGTCTCCATCGCTTCTATACCGATACGAGAACACAGGCTCCCCGGCAGCAACATACTGACCAGACTTAATACGAACTTGAACACGATTACACCTCTTGAGATTATTAGTCCCATGATCTATGAATGCGGTTCTAAGAACACGTCTAATAGGTTTTGATCCATAGTTGTAATAGTCAGTATCTACCACATAAACCTTCCCATCTGGTTTGTAAGATCCGACATATACCCTATTCCAATCTGTAGAAAACGATACTGAGTTAGCCAGCCACGGCGACCAAGCCAAGGAAGATGGAACCCATTCGTTCCATTCTGCCCACTGTCTTGTAACAAATTCATAGGCAAAGGTTTTCCCGGTAGAAGGGATAACCAAAACATACCAGTTTCGCCCCTTCACGGAGAACGACGAACCGAAGGCGTTAGAAACGTCGTCTATTTTGCGTAGCTCATGGTCGATTGGACCACTGATCACTGTCGGCGTAACGCCCTGTAACTGAATAACCTTTCGCTCGTGGTCTAGCCAATACCAAGTGTTGTTAGCCCCGCAGATTGAATACGGCGCAGAGATCCCACGCTGGATAAAAGCTCCTTCTCTTCTTGCAAAAGGCGAAGCTGGCGCAGCCGTTCCTGCGTCATACCACATTTCAACTGACCTTGGCCCCATGAGAAGCATGTCACGCCATTCCACTACTACAGCCGTTAATGCGTCAGGCAAGCCCTGCGCCGTGTCTCCTGCTGCCCAAGTAGGCTCATCTGTGGTTAAGGTCGTTGACGGGGTAGCAAAATAGTAAGAGTTGGTTGCCGTATCGTTGGCTATGACATACCCGTCCAAAAAAGCTACGTGGGTTGCAGAAGCCGGTGGAGTCCCAACAGAAACATACGCAGCAGACGACCCTGGTAGCCAAGTGGCAACCTGACCGCCGAAAACAAAGAAAAGTCTGTATGCTGTTCCGCTAAATACAATCTTTGGGCTGTTTGGAATAGTGACAGGACCAAGAGTAATTTCCGTTGGGGTCGCAGAAGTTGAATCCGCATAGAACATTCTACTATTGCAAATCATAATGAGATATTTTTTCTCTTGCCAATAGAATGTTTGAACGCTGCCATTTATGCCAAGATCGAACGCTTCCGATAGGCCAGGGGCGCCGCGCCATGCTCCAAACTCGTCCACATAAGAATTGTATATCTCAGAGACGCCTTGCCGCTGAGATTCATCTTCACCATCGAGAAATATGGGAAGTAAACTAAGTGGCTGTTTCATTGTGCTATCTCGAAAAATAGTTCCCAGCCAGTAAGGTATGTCCCGGTAAGAGTTACTTGAGTTGTGCTTGTTTCTGTAATGCTATGTTCTCTAACGCCATTAGTAAACACAGAGAGCTTTCCTACACCTGTTTCATAAGCATTAGACAGCGTTATGGTTGGGTCAGTTGTGGTAGCCGCAAACGTGTATGTCTCAGTGGTTACTGAACCGCCCGCAACCAAGTATGACGCGCCAAGAACATTAAACAAGACAACGCCGTCAGCGTCCTTAACCTGAATGTCATAACGACCAGAAGCAAAGACTGTTGCTCTGCCGCCCACTCCAAGAGGAAGAGGATTAGTTGAAGTGGCTGCTCTAGCGGCGTCGTCCCATACGTCGTTGTAGTAGGAAACATTCCCAACATAGCCAGTGTCATAGAACCCGACTGTCCCTCCAACGATAGGGGAACCGTTTGCATCAACAATTCCTGCGTTAATAAAGTCTATCTGCTGTGCCAATTCAGCAAAAGCGCATAGCGGCAGCAATAGCATAAGTAGAACAATACAAAGATATCTTCCCATTCGATTACTCCTACTGAAAGAGCCTTGCAGCACTTCGATATCTGCATCTTGGTGATTGTGTTTCTTCGCTGCGTTGAACTTAACCGCTGCCTTCTGATCTAGCCTCTGTCGTTCCTGCAAAGGAAGGTGATACTCGTCAGAAAGCTCTGCCGCTAGGCCGTAGATCAGTGCATTCATCCAAGAGTTGAACATGTCGGGGTTATCGGTGGCAGCGTCCATATCCCGCAGCAAGCGAACCTTGCCGAAGTAGACGGTGTATACACCATCGGGGATAGGATATAGCGTCAGCGTAACCTTGTCTGTTGCGGTAAGAGACTTCTTAAAGACTGCCTCGAACGGCCTGCCAGTTTCCGTCTTGTCGTTGTTGCTTGCCTCTTGGAACCTGTTAATCATCGTGACGTTATAATCGTAATCATTCTCGCGCACGTAGATAAACTCAACGCTCTCTGTGTCATCATCAAGCGCATATTCCTGAGTGCCGTCGACGGTTGTGATTGAATCTGTTTCAGTTTCCCAGAAGAAAGCCCCGTAGTTCTGAATCTCTTTAACTATCGCGTTAAGAGTCTTAGCCGCCTCGGAAAGATCCTTAGCCGAAGGATTGTTAATCCCTACTTTCCGCAGAGCCTTTTGTATGATATCGTTCCTGGTTTGAGTCCAAGAGTAATCTGTGGATATAACCATTAACAGACCTCCATATAGAGAAAAAGCCCCCGCCGAAGCAGGGGCATAGTCATCGTTATAACCCCGTGAGCGAGAGGTCGTCGAGCGTATCTACAAACGTAAGACTCACAAATGTTGGGGTAGCATTGGCGTAATCCTCTGTCCCTATCGTCCAAGCATCAGACGCAGCAACTAAGACATAACCAAACGGGATGTAGCCTGAAGGCCAGCTGGTGGGAGTAGTGGTTGTCACCGCACCCATTGCAAGAGCGTCAGTTACCTCTGTGCCCTTCGTGCAAGTAGCAGTCCCGGCAGAGTTGATACTGACGAGATACCGGCAAGAAGTAGACGAGGATTGAGCAGCAGCCAAGAGAGCGACAGTCTGGCTTGAGTGAGAGTAAGCTACACCGCTAATGGTGTAATCTATGTCTGCAATGACTGTCCCGGTGCCGTTAGCCCCTGCCCCCTGAGCCAAGCCGCAATCGCCGAATACCATTCCAGTAGAGAGTTCGCTCTTGCTGTGATTGATGATCGTAGTTGCGTTGTTGAGCCAGTTGTAGAGGTCATATTTTGCTATGGCTTGAGGTGTGATATCTCCTGCATTAACAATGACCCCCGCAGCCAGGATAGTAAGCAGAAATAACATCTGCGCGAATTTCTTCATATCATGCCTCCTAGTTCAAGTCAGCCTGCATGTTCATCAGTTCGGCGAAAATCAAAACCTTGCCAACACCATCAGAATCAGCAGTCATGGTCATGTCGATGGTGTCGTCTACCGTGTAGAACTTGCCGATAGCGTATGCGTCGGTTCCCTCTTCAGAAAAGCCATTATTCTTGATGGTTGTGGTATCAAAGGCGGCATCCCAGCTATCCGCGCCGTCAGCATCCCCGATGGTTCCTGTTGCGGTGCCGTCAGCAGTAATGGTAAACCAGCCAATCTTCGTCACAACACAGTCGGCAGGAACTTTGAGAACCTGCACTACGTCGGCGCTGGAGGGAGTGATCTTGGTTGTGTCGGAGAAGTCGATTACGTTCTGAACAACTGACTGAACGGTGGTCAGGTTCTTTACGGTCTGAGTCCCGGCAATTCTATCTGTGAGTGTAGCCATGTTTGAGTCTCCTTGTTGAGTTGACCCCCCCCAATTAAGAGGGAGGCCCAAGTTCTATTATTGATCGGTGATCTGAGTTCGAGCAGTGTAGAACACGCCAGAACCGAAATCAGCAGCAGATCCGCCGGGACGGGTGAAGTTAGGCTTGGTTGTCCCGTAGGTCAAGGAGATGGCATAGCCATGTTCTTCGTCATAATCAAACTTCTTTCGTTTGATGGAAAGCATATCCATGCCCCATGCCCAGCAGAGAGCCTGCTGACCCATGAACAAGTTGATAGCGTAAGGAACATTGGAACCAGAACCAGCATCGGTCCCGATTGTGATTCTTTCATGTTCGTGGAAGATAACGCCGTCATGTGATACGCCGATAGCGCCAGTGAAGATTGGATGGTCAGGTGAACGATCCAGGCACTCGCGAAGGTTTTCGAGGTATTCGCTGTTGCGCTTGAGATCATAGGCAGCATCGCAATGAATCAAACATACGAAATACTTGCGACCCTTAATAGTGATCGGTCGGATTGGGACACGAGCGTGATCGTAGGTCTGCTTGGCGTATGCACGCATTTTACTGATAGCGGCCGGAGTGATGAGAGTTGTGGTTGTGAGTGCAAGTTTTGCTGCGGCTGCGGTGGAAGCAACAAGTCCGTCGTTGCCAAACACCAATGAAGGTGAAAGTTGCATTGCTTCAAACTTCTTCTTGTCGATGAACTCAGTGGCCCATTCTTTCAACTGTGCCTCAGATTCGACGTCGATTGAGAAGAATACTCGTTGGCGAGAAAGCTCACCGTCATCACGAACACCATAGCGTCGGCGAGTAAGAGTAACGTAATCCATTGCTGTCTTTACGGTATCTTCGTTGCCTTCGAGGTTTGTTCCTGGCCCAACACCATCAGACGTTGGAACGTATCGGATACCAAAGTCTACGCGATCACCCTTGGTCTTCGTTAAGGCTCGCTTCACATGAACGATTGATGTTCCGTCTTCAGACTCAAACTTGTTGAAGAAGGACTCGATTACTACGTCACGGAAGAACTTCTCTTCCCAGACTCGTTTGGTTTCTGCTGAACTGGTTGAATATGCTGTTTTTGCCATGATTGGCTCTCCTAGTCAGATTCTTTAAGAACCTTTTCTAGATCACTTCTAGACATTGAAGATAACTGCTGAAGGCTTACGCCACCTGCGGCACCCTCTTTGTCCTTGCTTCCCTTGGCTGGCAACGGAGCCGAGCGAGAAGCCCTGTCGATCTTATCTAGCATCGCGTCAGGCTTACCTCTTAACTCTGCGACCTGCGCCTCTAGTGCCTTGTTCTTCGCCGTAAGGCCTACATTCTGCTTTCGCATAATTGCACGCTTACCGATTTGGACTAGAGTCGTATGATCTGTTGCGTAGGGATCGGAAGAGAAGGCTTTAACTATCTCATCTGTTAGTCCATCTTCTCGCAACATGTCACCAATGGTTTCTAAGTGATCGTCGAAGTTCTCAACGAAATGGTTGGTTGTGATTCGGTTACGCTGTCTCACTTCACCAATTTGCCGCGCTTGCTGTTCCTGCTGCTGTGTCTTCGCCGCTTCCTTGGCCGCTAACATCTTTTCAGTAGCTTCCTTGGGGTTACTGTAAAAGTCTTCGTCAGTAGGCATCTCTACTTTGACTGAGGGGTCCACCTGAAAGTTCTTGCGGATTGTCCCAATTTCATTCGCCCACTTGCCCATCAGTAACTCTTTGTTCTTGTCGCTTGCTTCGAGCTTAACGATCTGAGCCTGAAGACTTTCAATAGTTACGGGAGGAGTAGCTTCAATGGTTGGCGCGTCGGATACTTCTTCTACTGGTTTCTCAAGAT